CAAGGTGTTACCGGTCCTCAGGGGTTACAAGGAGAGCAAGGAATACAAGGTTTTACAGGTGAACAAGGCCCTCAAGGCATTCAAGGCGATACCGGGCCTCAAGGGGAACAAGGTGTTACGGGTCCTCAAGGCATACAAGGTGAGCAAGGTGTTACAGGACCGCAAGGCGAACAAGGGTCTACCGGTGAGGTAGGCCCACAAGGAGAACAAGGCGTTACTGGCCCTCAAGGAGAACAAGGAGCAAAAGGTGATCAAGGAATACAAGGAGTGCAAGGTGTAACCGGTCCTCAAGGCGTGAAAGGGGATGTTGGTGCAGTTGGCCCACAAGGTAAACAAGGTGTAACTGGTCCTCAAGGAGAACAAGGTATTCAAGGTCCTACTGGCGAACAAGGAGTTCGAGGCGAACAAGGTTTAACCGGTCCTCAAGGATTACAAGGAATGACAGGTCCACAAGGCGAACAAGGTGTAAAAGGAGACAAGGGTAACACAGGACCTCAAGGGTTACAGGGTTCTCAAGGAACACAAGGTGTTCCAGGAGCTCAAGGTGAGCAAGGTGTTACGGGTCCTCAAGGATCAAAAGGTGATCAAGGTATAAAAGGTGATCAAGGCGTTACAGGTCCACAAGGCGAAAGAGGGTTTACCGGATATACTGGTCCTCAAGGATCAAAAGGAGATCAAGGAGTCACTGGTCCTCAAGGACAAAAAGGTGATCAAGGTGTTACTGGTGCCACTGGACCACAAGGAATAAAAGGTGATACTGGTCCTGATATGGGCCCTACGGGCCCCAATGGACAAATCACAGTTTTAAGCAATAATAATGATAATAACAATTACTTTATAGCTTTTAGTCCAACTGGTCCAAGCAGCGAATTGTATGTAGATGATACTACAAGCTCCCTTTCATACAATCCATCAACTTCAACCCTTTCTTGTAGTTCAATATCTACAAGTGGCGTAATAATTCCATCTACTACAACTACTCCAATATCTTCTTCTTTAGGATATACATACACCGTACCAATATCTTGGCCGGCTTCTGTTAGTAGCACTTATAATACAACTCTTTTTTTTGAAATAGGTCCTGGAAATACCGCTTCTTCAGGAAGTGCTGGAATATACCCTTGTGGAACATATTTATGCAATTTAAAAATCGTTGGTAAATCTTATCTTAACCTCAAACACAACTCTATTTATGCAGCAATTTCTACATCGATTACACCAGCGCCAACTGAAGAAATACGTTCATATGTTCCTTATGATAACGTTTGCAGCAGCAATATTATGTTGGTTTCTACTATACTGTCTTATTCATTAAATCGTTACTATGTTCTATTGAAATCCCATAACTCCAATGTAATTAATTTGAGTAGGTGTATATTAACCTTAACACGAATCGCATAGAGTTAATAATAATGTCGCGCGTTAATATTTAATAAACTTTATTAATGTAACTCAAAGAAATTATATTTAATGATATAACATTTAAATATGGCGCAGAAATATTGATTCTGGATCAAGTTGATTCAGAATTGGATAAGTTATCAATAATAAATGTTGTAGCACATTACAAATAAATATCAAATAAATTAAATATGTGTTTTGTATTTAAAATAAAGCAGTTTAGGACTTATTACAACGTAAAAAAATATACAGTTATTACGTGAGCCGAAATCATAATCAATTGTTGCGCTATTAATGCGAATTTGCTATAATGATCTATTGGATCTAAAAAAGAATATCCAACACCGCACTGAACGGTCACTGCCAACATTACATAATCTAAAAAGGTTTTGTTTCTCTTGTTTTCGTTAGTGTTGTCGAATGAGTCGGCCAAATTATAATAGATCGTTGCAAATATGAAAATACATATTATATGAAATACAATTGTTCTAATTACCAGTTTCATATAATAATTACAAACATTTTATATAAGAGTCTTACAAAACTGTATGATCATCCCCATATTTGTCGACAATCTTTTTGTTGAGTTTCTCTAATTGTTCTTGAATGCTGTACTCCTTTGAAGGAAGAACCATCTTTATATTAAGACGACCTTCCTCCGTTCTTTTATCAAACGCTAGATGAGGTTTGTTTCTGAATATAGTTAATGAAACATATTTTGGAAGAACAACTTTTTCTTTCCCTTCTGCTAGAGGCATTGTTACGTCTTCCATACTTGTTTTTGTGATGCCAACGCCAACGTCACCTCCATCCTCTGTTCTAGCAGTAGTAACGGTAATAGATTTGGAAATATTTTGTGGGAAGATGTCTCGATCTAAATCATCCGACACTCTGTTTGCTTGTGCAAGTTTTTCTTGAATAGAAACCTTCCCAGATTTTGTAGTACACCACGGTTTTTGGAGTTTCGGATGCTCTACACGGAAGAACTCGCGGGTTTTGTTTTCTTCTTTGTTGTACACCTCGTGATTATAGTAGACGAATTTGTGTAGCATATCAGGAGTAATTCCTTCTGGGAATTCTTTCTTGCTGCTGCGTTCTCGGAGCGTTCCTGGTGCGATTCCTCTGGAGTTATTTTGTTGAGTTTTCAGATCTGCCGTTCTTAGGTTATTCAATTTGTTGTTTAGTGGATTTCTGTCGATATGATCCACGCTAATGGTGGCGGTTCCTTTACCATTTCCAAAACAATTTAGAATGATTTGATGAATATATAGGGTTTTTCCAATACAATGACCTTGTACATATCCATTTGTGTGTTGATGCCAAGAAATGGGTTTTCCTTTATTAAACGATTTTTCAAACTCAACTACACGATCATAACTTTTATCACACAAATAACAAATTACTCCAGGTTCGCAATACATAATGATAGATTCAACACCATCAGTTTCCCTAATTTTCCAACGAGGGTTTTTTAACATTCCAGCGTGAACGCCCATATTGGAGAAATGTCCACCCAAATATTCAAGGATATCATATCCTTCTAACACGTTTGAAAAATATTGTGGAACAATGTCTACATTTTCTCTTCTTAAATCTCTTTTGTTTTTGTTTTTAAATATAATAATGTTCATAGAAGCATTGATGGAAAATATAATTTCCAAATAGTTCACCGTCTTTTGGTTAGTGGTTTTACAATAAGGATAATCATTAATCTCCGGATCAAAGCAAAATGCTTTTCCAAGGCTTACAATTTTTTGATATCCTTCGCGATCTGCTAAAAACTGGTGTGGTCCACACGAAATAACATAACAATCCAATGTTTCATCTTTTGAGAAAGAAGGAACGATGTGTTCTACATTTCCAAATTTCCTTGTAATAAGTACAGAGTCTTCTACGGAAGATATGTCGACATTTGATCTACGTAAATCAAATTCATTGCCGTTTAAAAACGAATACTTTACACGTTTCCCTTGTGGATTAAACAGAAAATCCAAATAATTTTTTGTAACTCCGTTTTCTTTGAAGTAAGGATATAATTCAGATATGTTTTTCATTGTAAACCTTTTTCCGCTCGATATAATAGAAAGTTCGTCGGGTTCGTCTAACAAGTATGTTCTAGGACCATATGTGATCTCTGAGCAATTAAACTCGCGGTTAACGCTATGTACTGGCTTCATTGGTTCGTTAATAGTTGGAACTAATCGGTAATAGTTAGTTTCATTTTTTATAGAAGTAAAAGCACTAGAAATCTCATTGGAAGTTTCAATATGTTTCAAGTCCATATTATATGTTGTATAATATGGTTGTTTTTATATTGTTTGATCGAACAAATTATATATTTATAACATATTTTATTAGTTTGATTAATTACTATAGGCTAATCCTCCCATACCTGACATAATTCTCAACACGTTGTAGTTAACGGCATAGACACGCACCTTGGCAGTCTTGGTTCCCTCAACGGTGGCGTTAGAGAGGACAAGCTGGAGAGTAGCGTTATCAATACGAGAGAAGTTGCAGGTACCAGAAGGTTGGTGTTCCTCAGGTCGGAGGGCGAAGGAGTAGACGTTGATACCTTCATCAGGGGCACGGGTGTGGGCCTGGTAAGGCTGAACCCAAGAAAAGTAAGATCCTTCTCGCTCAGAGAATCGATCTTGGCCGTTGAGTTGGAGCTTACCGGTGACGACGGGGTTCTGTCCCCAGCAGTGCATGTCGAGAGATGTCTCAGTGAGCACGAAAGTACCGGCATCAGACACAGAAGACCCATTGTTGTGGTTAGCAGTATCCGCAGTGAGTAAAGAATCATAGTTAACATTTCCAGGAATGTTCCAACCAGTAACGTTAGGTCCACCGAGGTTGACTTCGTTGTAAGGGTTGGAAGGTCCGTGCCAGTATCCAGTAAATCCAGCAGGGAAATAAGCATCAAGAGCACCAGCATCTTGGAAGAGACCACGAGCATCAATGAAGGCGTTAGTGGTAGCAGCAACTTCATTGGGGCCACCGAAAGCGTGGATGGCGTTGGGGAGAGCATCAATGGCATCAGTATAGTTGAAAGGTTGAGCACCAAGAGTCTTGAAAAGAGTAGAGTCGCAGACAAGGGATGAGCAGTAATCCACGTTTTGATCAGGCTGAACAACCCAGATAAGTTCCTTCACGGGGTGGTTGAAGTTGAGTCTAATCTTGTTGGAAGAAGAACCCACAGACTCATCACCAGTGAATTGGAGCTGAGTAATCAAGTATTCGTGAGGGTTCTGGGCCATTCTGCGGCGCTCATCAGTATCAAGGAAGACGTAGTCAACATAGAGAGAAGCAGCAACAAGAGATTGGTTGTAAGCAATGGCAGCAGCAACAGATCGGCCAGCAGGGTATTGAGCACCATTAGAAGGATCGGCACAGTTGAGGGAAGTAACAGCCCACAAGCACTCATCGATAGGTCGGATGTCAAGGTTGATCTTGACCTCGTGATATTGAAGGGCAATAAGAGGGAGGGCAAGTCCAGGGTTGGTACAGAACCAGAATTGGAGAGGAATGTAGAGGGTGGTTTCAGGGAGAGCATTTCGGGGAGCACACACTTGTCTGGGAGCAAGAGAGTCACAAGGACCATCGACTTCAGCGAAAGAAGGATCAGTGATGAAGGTGAGTTGAGTGGTGTTACCAATCATCTTGAAGTAACCTCGTTGTTGTTCAGAGGTCATAGTCAATTGGTTCCAGATATGCATCCAGTCACCATATTGGCGATCAATTCTTTGACCTCCAATCTCGACCTCAACTTGAGCAATGAGTTGTTCTCCAGGATAATCCAACCAACGGGCATAAACACCTCGTCCAGAACCTTGAGAATAAGAGCCAGCACCCATCATTTGGTTAATCTCAGGGAGAGTAACTTGGAGGTAGGTTCTGTAAGCCAAATCACCATTTCTACTAATGGTGCAGGTAACGTGTCGACCGAAATCAGCTTGTCCGTTGAAGGTTTGCTCGATAGATTCAATAGCAAAGTTGGTGTATCTTCTGTAAGTTACCTTCCAGAAAGTAATTTGAGGATTACCAGTAAGGTATACGTCTTGAGCGCCATAAGCTATAAGTTGCATTAAACCGCCTCCCATTTTATATACTATTGTAAAAGAAAAAAAAATCAGAAAATACGAATAATTAAATTATTAATAAATTACACAAATTAACAATTTATAACCTATGAGGATGATATTGCTATAGTCTCTACATATAATCATATAATTTCTATTTGTAACGGTTCATTTGTCGATATCGACAATGTGCTTCTAAAGAATATCAATAAATCAATCAAAGATCTTTAAAATTAGTGCAAACAAAATTCTCCAAATAGTTTTCCATAAATACTTTTTGTTCTCCATTGTGTTTTTTCCTAAAAACATAAGAAACTGCGTCTCTTTTCTTTACTTCCCATCCATTTTCTAAAGCGTTGTAAATAAAATTCATAATTTGGAGTTTTTTGTCGATCTTATCCATCCAATTAATAGTTAATAAAACCCGGAATTTAAATATTTAAAAAAATCGGTATTATTTAACTATGCCTAGTTTTAAACAAACACCACAAAAAAGTATAAAGCTCAATAAAAATAAGTTGACTACGTTAGATGAAAAACACAAAGAGATTATTCACAATTTTACAAAATCTGAAAAGGATCATCTTCCTAAACTGAAGAATGAGAAAAGACAAATATTAAAAGAATTGGAAGAAACCGAAGATATCGACATCCATCATAAACTAAATCTAGAAGATCGATTACAAGAAATAACAACAGAAATCCGTGAAATAAAAAACAATAAAAAGAAATATCTCCTTGAGAATTCTAAATATATTTTTGATTATTTTGAAAACAAGAAAAACATTTCTAAAGACATAACGCCAAACAAATCTAGCAAATTATCTATTGTCGACACGTTCTTTAAAATAAAGCAACAAACAGAACCGATTGAGACAGAAACAACCAACAAAAATATTATATCTAAATATTTCCATAATACAGATATATCTGTTGTCGATATGTCGCAATATGTATATCCAACAGACATCTGTAGAAATTGTCACGGCGGTGAGCTCATTATGTATGAGGATGAAGGCATTTTGATATGTAACAAGTGTTATGCTACTATTCCATATTTGGTAGAAAATGAGAAGCCAACTTATAAAGAACCTCCTAAAGAAGTTTGTTTTTATGCTTACAAAAGAATAAATCATTTCAAAGAGATTATTGCGCAATTTCAAGGAAAAGAAACCACTCAAATTTCTGCAGAGATCATAAATTCTATAAAACAACAGATAAAGAAAGAAAGGATTGCTATTCGCAGTCTAACAAATGAAATGATAAAAGAGATTCTTAAAAAGCTAGGTCTCAGCAAATATTATGAGCATATTCCCTTTATTATGGATAAATTGGGTGTGAAACCTCCAGTGATGTCTCCAGAATTGGAAGAATCACTGTTTAATCTTTTTATCGAGTTACAGAGACCCTATTCAAAAGTGTGTCCAGATGATCGTGTTAATTTTTTGAATTATTATTACACACTATATAAGCTGTGTGAGTTGTTGGGAGAAACGCAGTATTTAGAGGATATTCCTATGCTAAAAGATAGAGAAAAAATAATAGAGCAGGATTATATTTGGAAGAATATGTGCGCTGAATTGGAGTGGAATTTTATGCCGACTATTTAATTAGGGTTGCTTTAAATTGCGTCTTGTTCAGATTGCTGGATCTCAATAAAAGACGAACGGAATATGGAAGATGCGTAATAACTCTAGCAGTAGAATTAAGCATACCACCTATTTTTATCGTGGACAATAACTTCTGTTTTGATAACAGATGAAATGAATTGGATTTCATCTATTTTGTTTAATTTTCCAGATTCTATTTCTTTTATAAATTGTCGATATATCTTGTCTTGGAATATGTGGGCCTCTTCTTTGTAGTGTTTATCTTGATACTGTTTAAACTCTGTTAGGTTTTTGTCATAGCGAGTTTTAACATTCCTAACAGAGCTAGGGTAAAAAGCAGGAGCATTTGCATTTAAGACACTTGACATTGGCAGAATTTCAATAGGTATTTGTTTTATATGGATACAAATGGCATTTCAATTTTAATAAAATGATATTTCATAATAACTTAAACACACTTAGATCATTAATATTAAAATGTTTTTGATTAAGGAAAAGAGCTACAACAGTGAAGAACCTGTCTATGAAAAAATAAAAACAGACAGCAATCTTATGTTCATTCCAGAAGCAAGAGTTGCTCGTGATTATTTCAATACTGGATTTTATGAAAGATCTTATATTGACTGGGTGTGTTCCAATTTTTGTCAACCCGATAAAAACATTATTGATATTGGTGCGCATATTGGTTGGTATACGGTAGGATTTGCTGCAAAAAGCAAACACGTTTATTCATTTGAATGTTCCCCAAAATCGTTTAATTATTTGTGTGCGAATATTGCGCTGAATGGGTTAGATTATAATGTTACAAAATACAATTGTGCGTTGAGTCGGGATGAAGGCGTGGCAAAATATTATATTAGAGATCCAAAAGATGGTGGAGGAAATGGTATTTCTAAATTTGAGTATGACGTGATTCACGCGGTAGATTCGATTGATGTTCCAAAAAAGACATTGGATTCTTTTGGATTAACGAATGTGAATTTCATCAAGATTGATGTAGAAGGGCACGAAAAAGAAGTATTAGAAGGATCTATTCAAACATTAATAACAAACAACTACCCAAAAATATTATTTGAATCTTGGGATGAACACCACGAATTGAATGGGTATCCTGCAGTCAAACTCAAAGCAGAGTTGTTTCAATTTATACAGAGTTTGGGTTATACTATTTTGCGTCTTGGACAAGATATGTTTATGGCAGAAAGAATAATGAACCCTTAACTATTCGGAAACAACAACACATCGCCTCCTCTATCTTTTATCGTTTTAATTTATATGTATATTAATACGCATATAAATCAATATGTTTTTAGGACAAAGGTATTAACCAAACCCAAAGAAATTCGATCTGGAATGATGGGAAAGAGATTTACAAAAGAATTTGACGCATTGCTATTTGTAATGAATCGGCCTACGTCTTCTTTTTGGATGAAGAATTGTATTGTTCCATTGGATGTAGTATTTGTCGATAATTCAAACACACCCATCAACAAGATCACAAAAATATATCACAATTGCCCTCCGTGCTATAACACCATCGACTTATTATGTCCTCGTTATGTAGGAGACGGCAATCTTGTAATAGAATTGCCAGGAGGAACTTGTAAGAGATTAAACATAAGAAAGGGCCACGTTGTTGTGTTTGATAAATAGATCTATTCTATTCTATTCTACGACTTTTTCCACACATAAATGAATTCTTTGTATTTTTCATTGGCGGTTCTCTTTGTTTTTTTCATAGGGATAAGGGTGTCTGCTTTTCCAAAAAGTGGGACACATATTACTTCATAAATTTCTATAGGAACATTTAAACAATAGTGTCCGCCTTTCTGCAAATGTTTCCAAGTTGTCGAGAATAGAGGTATATAGAAATAATTGTTCCATTCTTCTTTTTCTTTCTTTACTGTTCCGCTATATAGCTCGATGTTATAATAAGGGGGTGAAGTCAGAACCATATCATACCACAACCTGCTATAATCTACAGTAAGAGCATCTTTAAACAACAACTTGAACTGAGTTTTTGTCAATCCATTCAAATCATCCACCATTTTTCTGTAAGGCTCTCTCAGGTTTTTATTTAGATCAATGCCAATATAGGTTGGAATGTCGAGAGCAGCGGCAGCAGCAAGTCGTCCACCCCATCCCATAGTGAAGTCCAATACAGCTTTTGGGTGGTATCGGCAATAGATATCCATAGCAGTAACGGGTCTAAATAAGGATATAGCAGAAAAATAAAGGTTGAATATATATTTCCATTGTTTGATCTCTTTTATGTTTGGCAAATCTTTGTAGTATTTCAACAAGCTTTTTATACGTTTATCCTTTTTATATTTTCGGCGGTTGTGCCAGAATTCGTAAAAGGTAATTCCTTGTTTTCCTTTTGTATTTAATCTTTCCATTCCAGTGTAATTATCGACAAACTTGCTGCCGACAATAGCAAGAGGGGAGCGTTTCTTTAGTGTTTTACAAGTAAGATTTCTTAATCGACTGTAATCTAGATCTATTTGGTCTTTTGTGTAGTCGAATATTTGAGTTGCTATTTTTCTTTTCATAGTTTTGTTGAGAACCATAATATATCGACATATTATATCATACAAAATGATATAAAGAATATCCTCTTGATATTATAAAAATGAACACAAACACTGAAACCGAGACTCAACCGCAAGACACTACTACAACCATCCAAACCAATGTTATTGGTTGTGTAAAATGGTTTAATAACAGATATGGATATGGTTTTATTGTCGCTACTGGAGAACACTCTTCTTATGGAGATGTCTTTGTTCATCACAGTGAACTTCAAATTACTGACACCAATGTGTATAAGTTCCTTATGCAAGGAGAATATGTTCAATTCAATATTGTTAAGACTTCTAATGGAAAGCACGAATTCCAAGCGAACGGTGTTACTGGTGTGAATGGAGGCAAGCTTATGTGTGAAAACCCAGTTCAACGTCGTCCTTCTCGTAGATTTGTGGAAGAGGAAACCCACCAAGAATCTCAAGATCAAGAGCGAAGTCAACCTACACGTGAACGTGAACATAAGCCAACTCATAGATCTTCCGCGCCAAGAAAGAATCGAGATAGAGAAGAATCAACCACAGCTGCTGCCTCTACTCAATCTGATGGATTTGTTTTGCCAAAAGGAAGAAAGCCTAGATCTACTTCTCAATCTCAAACGACCCCCCAACCAACCCAATCAACCCAACCAACACCTTATAAGAATGCTGTTAAAAATACTACACAAAAGAAGGCTTAAACAATCCAATCCAATATAATATTCTGTTTCAAAATAAATAAATAATAATAAATTCTTTATGGATTTAAGAATTCAAAAACTAATCAACACTCTAATATAATACTTATTTTCTTGATAAGTATTATAATGTATTC